GAAGATGGGGACCAGTGCGCCCTAACACACTGGTCCCCGCCGGATAGGTAGAAAGGAGAAAGACCCTATCCGGCTGGCGTCTCGGGAGACTCTACGATTGGAGTCGGTACATCCGAGACAACAGTGGCCGCCTTTTTTTCGGCGATTCGTTCCCGCTTCTCTTTACGAAGCAGTTTCTCAGGGTCGATCCATGACCCGCCTCGAGTCTTGATTGCGAAGTGAAGGTGCGGTCCTGTTGTCGCAGTGCCGGTGTTTCCGCTTTTGCCGATGACATCGCCGGCCTTGACGCGCTGACCGTTCTTGACGAGTACCTTCGAGAGATGGAAGTAGTGGCTTAGCCGTCCATCGCGGTGCTTGATGATGACAGCCATACCAGCTGAGCTCTTCAGGTTAGTCGTGGCTGATGCGACAGTGCCGTTAGCGGTTGCTACGAGCGTCTCTCCGACTGGACAGGTGAAGTCGACGCCAGGGGAGAATGAACCTCGCGCTAAATGGTCTTTAAAGTTGTCGCTGATGGTGCGTGTTTTGCATGGTCGAACATAATCGACATCAATCATGGTTATCCTGCCTTCGTGATGATTATGGATGCGATGATGGCCACGAGTCCGCTGATACCAGCGAATCCCCAGACCTTCATCTCAAGATTACGGATGCGTGTTTCGTGGTCATCGAGTTGCTTCGGGTGATCGCCGAGTCGAATCTCGAGCTCGACGAGCTTCTCATAGATTCTCTCGAGTGTTACGACCACACCGTCGCTCACTTTTTGCCGTCTTTTGCGCGGGCCGTCTCGATGGCCGAGTTAATCGTCGAGTTAAAGTCTCCTTCGTCGACCTGGCCTTTACCGGCGTAGATGAAGGCGAGTGCTCCGAAGATGCCCAGGACGCCGGTCAGTGAGCCCATAAGTGCGCTCTGAGCGACTGTGAGCCCGATGGCGGAGCCCGCGCCGAGTCCGGCGATTCCTGCTCCAAGTGCGAAGGATGCGATGCGTAGGACGCGGTTAAGGATGTTTTTCATGTTTATACCTTTACGAGATAGAGATCGAGCATATATCGCTCGGGGTCGATTGAGCCGTCGATTCCGACGATTCGATATGTAGTTGTAGTTCCCTTGTAGACCAGAGATATTGTTTTGCCGACTGATAGCGACGGTATTGCCGACAGTTGTTCTTGAGCGTTCCATCGTATGCGCGATACACGCATCGAGGTGTTGGCATATTTTGCCAAAATAATGGCCGCCGCATCGTCCACTTTGTTCTCGAACGCAATTGAGGGTGAGCTGCCGACTCCACCAGTCCAGGCGTAACCTGTTCCGAGCGACCATTCTTGATCTCCGTCAATATATGGCGGGTCGGGAAGACCGAGATAAGTTCCCATGAATAATCCATCGATCCAGTAATTATTACCGGCCGCGATGTTTCCACCACCAGAGCGACTGAAGACAACCTTGATTATTGCTCTTGTCGCGTTTGCTGGTGCTGACCCAGTTGCGCCGCCGCGATACCATGCTGTGCTGAGAGTTAGAGCGGTGTTGGCCCCGACAGTGCTTGAGATCGTGTTTTCATCGGCATCCTTCCAGTCAATTTCGACTCGGAATCTTGCGTCTGTTGCCGATGGTGAACCTCGACGAGCGTAGACCAATACCCGATAAGCCAGAAGACCGCCAGGCACTACTGGAGTGCCGTCAGATTCTGTACCAAAATACTGAATAGTTCCGGTCGTAGATGCACTGGCTTGACGCATACGAATTGCCCACTCGCCGCGCCACGCATCAAAAGGAGTTGCTTCGTCTAATGGTCGACGCCTTCGGACTCGGACGGCTGCTCCACCGTTATACCCATCGTCTGAGTATTCGGCAGAAGGATTGCCGATGAGATTAGTCAGCGTAATAGTTGAGGTCGCAACATTAGTTTCAAATTCCGCCTGGCGGTTTCCATAAGTTGTTATCGAAGTCGCATCTGAAGTTTTTTGTACGCGATCTAGACCGACTCCGACAACATTCTGGCTATTGATAACCATGAAGTTGGTTTCGTTGAATCCACCAATTTTGGTTATGTCGGGATTCGTAATGTCGACTCGAGCACGATTGTTCAAAACGATGTTGTTTGCGACATTCTGAGTCGAATTCTCGAAGTCGATTTCCGTGTAGTGAAGTTGTCCGGCCGTACCCAAGACATCAGTGAATGTTTTAGTTGATGAAGTATATGAACCGACCGAAACAACCTCAATTAGACCTGTTCTGCCGGTCGTGATGTTTGTTGGCAGAATGTTTTTTGGATACCAATAACAATTAGCGGTCGTTGATACTAGGTCTAGGTGTTCTGACATATTTGCAACGACATCAGTATCGCCCATGAAGGCCACTGGTGATATTGATGTGGCACTAATAATCTTTGTCGCATAAGTAGCGTCGACAACTTTATTTATTGCAGCGACCCGCTTATACCATTCGTAGTTTGAATTCGTTAAGTTAGTTCCGCTGACCTGATCCGCGCCACCGACTCCAACGACTTGGAATTGGGAGATGTATCCGACCCAGTCGACGCAGTGAATCGTGGTGAGCGTGATTGGTGTTGTGAGGCTGATTGAATTATCAAAGACAATTCGCTGAGATACATTCTCGATATAACCGACAAAGGCGTAACCGGCAAATTTGCTGAATGAGATGCGGACTAGCGCACCTACGCCAGGGACAGAAGATAAGTTTTTGAATGTTGCGTTTAGCGTCCCGACATCGACCTGCGACGATCCAGGCGGACCGACTCGGCCGCCCTGCGAATAGTTCAGGCCGTTCACTAAGTCTGCTGTCCGGTCAGTCCAAACAAATGGGGTAGCCCACGGAGAAGTCTCTATGAGGACTTCACCGTATAACGGTCTCTCGATAATTGGTAGAGCCATTATCGTCGACCATTCGACCGGTTATAGTCCGCAAGTACCCTGGCTACCTCGCGTCCGGCGCTGACAGAGTCTATGGGAGCGTTAAAGTTGATAATCGGCGCAAGAGTAGGCTGACGGTCTGCCGGCGTTGTAGGCCCGCTAGGCGTGTTGTCAGTTCCGCCGGAGCCGTAGTTTCGTCGACCACCACGACCACCACCACCACGACCGAAGACGCTGTTCTCGTCGTTATACTTCTTGATCTCTTTAGTAGCGGCCTTCCAGGCGTTCATCAGGTCAATAACAAATCCCACGACCGAATTGATGGCCTTAGCCATATTGACAAAAGCGTCGACAATAGCCTTCAGGTCTTCTTTACCCTGCGGGGAAGACAGCCATTCGCTAATCTGTTTGTTCATCTCTTCGAGATAAGGCAGCATAGCCTCGCCGATGGTGTCACCCATCTCATTAAATTGCTGAATCATCTTCTCGAACGGAGTCGCAGACGCTTCCGACAGACCTTTGACGCGGCCTTCAATTTTGCTCAGAATCAGCTCCTGGGCTTCGAGCTTCCGACCCGATTCCGCCAGGACAATAATCTTCTTACGCTCCTGCTCGGTAAAGACCACACCGGCACGACTCAAAGTGTTCAGTTTCGTCGCTGGGTCTTCGAGCATACGGCCGAGCTTGATGGCGTTTGCTTCCATCTCACCGAATCCACCAGCTGCGAGGTCCATCGCCGCCTTCGTCGCACGGTCGAACGACCCGCCCATACGATCCGCGCTCTTACGAATCGAAGAGAACATAAGGAGCTTCTTTTGGATCGCCTTGATTTGCTCGTCATCGACGCCGGTAGCCTTTGAGACCGTGTCTGCATATTTACCCATCCGCTCGACGGTCTTATCTGTGGCCGCAGAGATGCCGTTCATGTTCTCCAGCATGAATCGGAGCTGGATGTCGGCCTTACGCGATTCCGCACCCATATTGGCAATAGCGGGAACTACTCGAGACAGAGACGCGACCAGAGTAATAAGCGCGGCAGCTCCCATCTGGAATCCGCGCATAGCGACCTTACCGAAGGTCAGAGAGTCGCGTCCGGCACGCTGAAGACCAGAAGACCATCGCCGCGTCTGAGCGACGAGCGTAACGATCATGTTGCCGGATGCCATCGTCTAGCCTTTCTGGTTGAGAATGTCGTGAAGGACCTCGAGCTCGTAAGAGCTGAATTCGCGGAGCACGCTCGGGGCTAGACCGGTTGCGACCACCAGCGGAATAATGCGCTCCGCCTGGCCCTTCTTTATTTTTTTAGTGGTGTGTCTTCAAAGATTTTCGAGAGTTCGTCCGGTGTAATCTTCCGAGCGTCCTCGATTGTGAACGAGCTGTCCGTTTTGCGCTTCAAGACCCAGACCAGAGCGGTCCGCAGTTTCGAGACGCCAGGCTTATCTTCTCCAATATCTGAGAATGACAGTCCCGCATAGTTTTCGATGTCCTCGATGTCTCCGAGGGTTAGGGTGTCGATGTCCATTGTTTCTCCTATGATGTTTTCTGGTATTCGTATCCGTTGACGCGGATATAGCGCTGAAGTAGCGAGTTCCATAAGGCTACAACATGGGGCTTAGATGCTTCTCGAGCCTTCTTTAGATATGTGTTTTTGTTGTCCGATCTAATGCTCTCGAATCGGATACCCTCGAAGGCCGGTCCAGTCTTGCTGCGGCGAATCGTATACCGACCGAACGGATAGTACCGACCGAACGAAACTGATTTACCGTAAGGCGTGTTAGCCACAACGACGCCACCTATCATCGTGCTTTTCTGTCCGTACTTATTGAGTACGCGGGCCGACGCTTTACCATCAATTTTGCGGGCTAATTGTCCGCTCTTGATAGGTGCTCGGCGTCGACCCTCAGCGGCGACGATCTGCGCTCCACGCTTCATCCAGGAATTGTATGTCCGGTAGTCCTTCGCCATGCGGAGCATGAAGTTTCGAGTCTCACGGACGCCCGTAATCTGCGCGTAGCCTTTGGCGTTTAGTTTTGCCGATGTCCGAATCCCGAACCCTGCGTTTACAGAGCCCGAGCCTTCGGAGACCGACCAGGTTGCCATGACTTACTCGGTTGCGAGGAATGGCTCGCCGACGATGTCCATACGGACGCCCTCGAACGAAAAAGTCCCATCGGCCGCAGCCTGGCCACCCAGAACGAACGACCCGCGCATAGGAATCCGAACAGTCGAAACAACTACCGGAGTCGGTGAAGTGTCATCTTCGGATCGGAAGTGCGGCTCTGCGACCGTGGCTGTTGCGTTTCCGTGCGGAGCATAGACATACTCGACCTCTTCGCCGGCGTTGTTCCACATCGCCATCCAGAAGGATGTCGACTCGGTTGACTGGACTCCGGAAACGGTGAAGAACCAGTCCGGACGGCCGCCGAGCGAGACATCATAGAAAGTTTCGCTGTCTGATGCTGCGGGCTCGGATTGGAGTTCGACCGATGACAGGTCTGCCCAGTAGTCAGTCCCATCGATGGTCATCTTTAGCGCATTCGCTTTGATTCGTGTTGAAGTTGGCATGATGCCCTCTCTTATTGTCTGGTGATCTGGTAAATGTTGGCGTCCACACCTAAGAAGGTCGATGCGTTTTCGCCGTATTGTTCGGGTGCGCTGATGCCGGTCATATAGAATCCGGCGGCCTCGCTGACAGCTTCGATGACATCCTCGACATAGGCGTCCATCGTCTCGGTCACATTCTGATTAGTCAGTGCTTGTGCAAAGATGCGGACGCTGAATCCGATTCGCCATTCTCCGAAGGTTTCTCCTGGCTGAATCCACTCGCCGAGCGGGAAGATGATAGCACAAGGCGGGGTAATGTTCGGGGGAACATACTCGAACACTCGGAATCCGGCATCCTCGAGGAGACCGGACAGAGATGCTCGAGCTTCGCTAATCACTTACCGAAACCGATGTTTCCTGCTGAGCCCAGGACGAATGGTGCGAGCAAATCGTAGCTTCTTACCATGCTGTCCCTCGCGATCCTCATTGGTGCAGCGTCGAAGGATGCGAATTGTGCAATTCCGCCTGGAGCGGAGCGACGGTTATACAATTCCGCGCCACATTCCATGATTGCTCGGGTGCGAATGGTCGCGGGGACATCCTCATTAGTGCCGATGAATCGGTCGACTAATTCGACGGCCGGATTCCAGCAGTGATTCTCGATGAATTCTTCATCGACTCCACCGATTACGGCTCCGACATATGTCGTGAGGTTGTCCCACGCGGCCATTCGCTTATCCCTTCGCTGGTCTTACTTAGTCAGCGACAGTTGGGATGATGAGCGCGGGGAATTCGTCAGCGACGCAGCAGAAGGTGCTGAGGCTGAAGGCTTCCGACAGGTTGACCGCGTTCTCCTGCGAGAGACGAAGAGCTCCCGAGGTGTATTGGCGGAGAGCCAGCGACGAGACGAAGGCATCTTCCGAACCGTTGGCGGCGAGCTGCGCGTCGACGATGATGGGGATACCGGCGATCGTGCCACGGAGTCCGCCAGGGTTGGCCGAACCGAAGGCTCCAGCGTTCTCCTGCGAGAAGGAGATGACAGGCGTTCCATCAAGAGCCAGGAGCTTCTTGAAGGTTGCTTTACCGACGACGAGAGCGTCGATGGCTGCACCAGCGGGCTGGAAGTAGGTCGCAGCTGCGTCAGCAAGTGCGCCGGCCCATCCGTCGTAGGTTTCAGCCGAGCGAGTAACGATGTTACCTGCGCCAGCCTGAGCCGAAACGGTTGCGGTGTATTTGTTGCGGAGCTGCGCTGCGAGAGCGTTTCCGAGTGCGATTGCCTGGCCACGGAGTACCGAGTCCAAATACGGCACAGTCGACCTGGTCACGGCCTGAAGGCTCAATTCGGCGTAGTTGCCCAGAGTGACGATGGCTTCCGAGTCGGTGTCGACATCGAGCTCGTAGTAGCCCAAGTTATCGCCTTCGGCGTCCTGGACATCCGTGCCATCCGTCTGACCGGTGACGCGAGCGAAGGTGATCGTCATGCCGGTTGCGGGAGTGACTCCACGACCGAAGACGGCTCCGAGCGGGTTTGCACCTTCGACAAGGCGGATGAGGTTGACATCGACAGGGGTAACGACCGAGTTGGCCGTCGTTGCACCGGTGTAGGCGCGGATAGCCGAGTCATCGCCTTCTGCGATTGCCTTGAGGAATTCGCCAGCTGAACGAGTGTCCATAGCGGGCTCGGGGCTGGTGTTGATGCCAGCGACCTCGCGCTCGAGGTGCTGGATTGCTTCACGGACCTCGGCGAGATCGGAAGCGGGGATCGTGGTTTCGTCCACTGTTTGCTCCTTAGAGTTTGCCGAGTCCGGAGTTTCCGGTTCGGTTTGTTCGTCACGGACATCCGTGACAATCGCGCCTGAATAGGCCGCGAAACTTACGAGGCTGATCTCTTTGACGAGAGCGTCTCGAACCTCTGTGACTCCATCAACTACGGCAGAATCGCGCATAATGAATCCGACGGATAGGGAGAGCACTCCATCAGCGGCCAAAGTCGCTGCGTCGCGTCCCCTCACCGTGTCGCTGAGAAA